CCTGTGCGTTTCTTGGTGTATCCATTTGCCGTTGTAATGTGACCAAAATCGGCGTCGTCATAAGCGCCGTCCTTAATCGCCGATTTCCCCTCACGTATGGGGTCCTTAACAAGAGGATGGTACCACCCTTCAAACGTACCATGTGTATTTGTGATCGGGCTAAGGGGAATCTTGTCAATGGTAATGCCGTTGAGATGTTCATATTCCTGATCCGCGAGCTTGACCAACTCCCCAAAGACTTCTTTCCCCAAACGTTGTGCACGAATCCAATCCTCTTTTGTAGTATTTGCAACTAACCAATGCATTAAGGCTTCAGGGTCTGCACCATAGCCCTTGGCGAGAACAGTCCAGTTGGATTGATTCCCTGCGTTTTGAAGCATTTGCATCACATTACCGCGAGTAAAACGGGAAAATGGCTGCCCGGTTAATGGATCACGCAATGGGCTAGGAACAAGTTTATCTTTATCCTTTATCTCTCCAATACTCCGATAGATTCTAGAGAACTGTCGTTGAAGTGCGGATTTGCGATTAGCCGCTGCGGCTGCGGGATAGGTAATGTAGCGATTGAAAACACTCTGCGGATCGCGGTCGCCAAGACGGTTGAGGAATGTCTCCATGTTAGTTGAACCGGCAAGAAATGATTTAGGGATTTCTTTAATCTTATCCCACAATGTTGGTGTGACATTTGTTGGCTTTAAATCAAATCGCTCAACATATCCTTGCATTTCTTTAAGAACATCCGCACGATCCTGAGCTTCACCTTCACGAATGATTTTTTGTTCGTCCTTTGCGTTTTTAATCAACGCATCAACAGTTTGCTTAAGCCCGCCAAATTCCCAAGTAGTTAGCTTATCAACCGACTTAAGTCCCCCATCGAGGATGAAATCCGCAACTGGGATATTTCGATAACCAAAGCTTTCACTCAGTTTTTCATTCGTAAACTGCTCAAGTGTCTTTCCCCGGCGAGTTAAATTTTCTTGAATATTCTCCAACGATCGTCCTACTTTATACCCTGCTCCTTGGAGGATGTTTTGGATATGGTTGAGGTATTCGGGTTCGATCCCTTTAACCTCAATTTTCCTGAACGGTTTTGCGGTCTTATCGAGCTTGGATCGAGCTTTCTCGATGTCCCGTGCAAGCTTCGCATAAATCGTGTTGTAGTATTGGGCTTGCTTGGAGCGGAAGGCATCGGCCGGTTTATTAGAGAGAAGGGAGAGTTCGGCATTTCGTCCATGTTTAGCCCCTTCGCGTAACCACTTTTCCGAATCTACAACTCCCATAGGAAGTTGATCGAATTTGGACTTGATTTGAGAAACCAATTGATCTCGGGTTATATCGCCAAATTGCGCACCAGCCATCCCGGCAAGTGCGTGAGTTTCTTCGTGAAGTAAGTCGAGTTGATTTTCAGATAGGATTTGATCTCGAGAATCTTCGAGGATGTTCTTTTCAAGGATGCCATGTTCGGATTCCATTCTCCGAGCTATTTCGGCAGAGACAAGTTGACGATGGAATTTATCACGATTAAGCCCGCTATCCTCACGCATTTTGTTAAACTGAGCTAGATGGGAAATTAGTTGATCTCCAGCTTGATAGCCGAATAAATGCGCAACATCATCGGGTTTTACACCATTGCGTTTCGTGATATATTTCTCTGGAAGCGCGGCACGTTGTTCTGGCGTTAACGAATCGTGGTCGAGTTTGTAAGTTGATTCAAGTTTATGTCCAAACAATTCCCCAAGCCCAAAGAACTTATCTGCGGCAACATCAGGTCGTTGGTTTAAATCATGGAGGACTTGCGGCCGCATTGCTTCACTATTAGCTTTCCATTCCGCAGATTGTCGTTTACGTTGTTCTTTTTCAATCCGGCGGGATGAAGCCTCGAGATCAGCTTGTTGACGATCTTCGATCAACTTCATATAATTACGGTATTGTGGAACCGACATTCCAACATCTTTAGCGGCGTGGAATGGAGATGCCGCATCAATTCCTTGACCTTCTTCTTTGATCTGACCCATCTCCAACGGATCAAATTTTCCAATATCCGGTCCCCAAATTCTACTACCAACCTGTCCTTCATCAACCCGTTTGAATACTTCCTCCCAATTAAAATCTCGGCCGAGGATTTGTTTAATCCGTGCGTGGAGACGGTCGATGAAATCTGCAATCCGCTGAAATACTCCGGGGTCTTTTAATATCTCCTGTCCACGACGCCAATGACGAAAGCCTTCGGCGATGGATTCTTCCATTTGAATTTCAGGAGAGAATTGTCCGTAGGTTTTATCTATCCCAAACTTCTGTATCCAGTTGTCTGCTCGAGATTGGGCTTCAAGTTTACTCCATTCATCTTGAGAAAAGAACCCGCGACGAAGAAGATCGTGAATTGCTTCATGATGCACTGTTCCAAGAGGATTGTCTTGATCCATTGATACAAGCATCCGCCCCGTTTGCGGATCATATGCGCCTTGAAGCTCCCCACCATGGATTTCGGATCGAATCCCACGAACGACTTCTAAATTAGCACTCGGAGATATTCGTTTAAGTTCGTCTTTGATTGCGTTTTGTAGATCAAACTCTTTACCTTGAAAATCTGGCCCACGAAAGACTTGAACATTCTTCGACCATTGGTCCCATTGGCCATTAAGTAATTGCTTAAAAGCTGGCCCATCACCAATATCCCCACGTTCCAACCGCATTCGGTTGAGTGGAATGCGCGGCATTGCAGATGGAAGTTGCCAAGCGCCTGTTTTATCTCTTGCGCCAGAAACTCGATGGCCGGTTAACCATTCAGCGTCGGGAAATTCAGCTTCGATTTGAGGAATTAAACTCCGGGTAAGCGCAGGGCCGAAATGATTTGGGTTGTAATAATCCCCAAGTCCATTTATCATCTCGATATAAAGTTCCTTGCCACCTTTTTGTTCACTGAGATTAAGGCTCCCTACCTTTTGCCCATCTTGATTAACCATATCAAAATCATGAAAGCCTTGTTCAGGGCCAAATTGCCCTGTATTTTCGGTAAGCATTCGTTGTAGCGTTAGCTTCCGATCACCGATTGAAAACAGCGGTTCAAGACCATCAACCCCACGGATGATTGGGAGATTTTCATCAACCATCCCGGGAAGGGGAGGTTGGGATTGTAAGTCTTGAAATTCTCTATTTGTAATTCCGTCTTTTGTTACCCTTAAATCGTCGTGTAATGTTTCTGCAATTTTTGGATCGGCCTTTGCAATCCAATCCGCCATTGGTACAGAAATATCCGCACCAGTTTCCTTTGCGTTTTCTAGTTGAGTTTGTATATCAGGAGCCCAACCAAGCAAACCATCATCAGCAGTAGGAACCCTATCCCCATATAATCCCAAAGCAGCTTGGCCACTAATACCAATATTTGTATCGCCAACATGCTGAGCAACAAAATCACGAAAAAGGTCCGGAGCCCTTTCTCTGGTAAGGGATTGCTGCGCATCCGCAACTTTCTCGTCAAGGAGTTGAAGTGCAGTTTGGTTTTGATCTAGCTTAAGTTTGTCAATTAGCGGATGGATACCAGCAGGTGGTTCTTTACCTGACATTAACCAAGGACGGGCTTTGTTAACGGCTTCGATATGTGAAGCCATTTCAGCATTATGTCCAGCGATTTCAAATGGAAGGCCAAGTGCTTCTCCGGCGGGACCAAGTGCGGCCCAAAGACCCGGGTCTTGAACGGCTTGAGAAACATTTTCAGGAGAAATTGGAGGTTTTTTGCCGGTGATTTGATGATAAGCTTCGGCAACGCCATAAGCCGCACTGGTTATGCCGCCGGAGGTTAGTCGCATTACAGCTTCAAGAGGATCGGTAACGCCAGTTACAGTAGAAGCAATTGCGGATTCATAAGGATGTGCGGCTTGAACTTTAGGGTCTTGCCAATCGATTCCTGTCCAATCGCCAAGTTTCCCTTGACCAACACCAGCTTTGAAACCTTGAAAGAGTTGTTCGCCAACGGATTTAATAGGTGAAGCTAACGTGTTAAGTCCTTGTGAGACCTTATCCAAATTCCCATAATCATCATTTGATATCGATGACGCAAGGGGATGGGATTGTACATAATCTTGAATATACGTATTCTTACTAACAATGGTATTTGCTAAAGCTGTTTTGGAAGTTCGTTCAAAATTATCAAGATCACCAGAAATAACGCTAGGTGGAACGCCGGTGACTTGGCTAAGTTGAAGCGCTCGCGCAGTTTGATCCGGATCGACGTTGATATTCGCAGTCACATTAGCTTGCGGCTCAGTGCCGAATGCGCCTTGAATGATATTGGAATATTCACCCATTATTTACTAACCGGAACTGATGGCTGATTGGACACGGACGCGGCTTTAGGCGTTCCGCTATAAAGCTTGTTGTAAAGTTGCCGGGTATAAATGCGTTGAACCATATCATTCGTTGGAACAATCCCATGAGATTTCCAATACGGATCGGCGAGAATTTTAGTTTTCTCAGCCTCGGGAACCTCAACGTTGTATAAGGGAGTTTTATCAATATTCGATCCAAAGAAACCAGTTCCAACTTGACCTTGAAGTAGCCTTTGCCCCATCTCCATGATTTCTTTTTCATTGGGCGATTTTTTATAAATATCAGCGTGCTGCTCCATGGCTCCTTGAAGCGCACCAACAAATCGATCATAAGATTGCAAATCCGAAGTTCGACTAATTCCAGCTTGATCCATTGTTGGTTTGAGAATCGATAACGCATGCAAGACTCTAGGATCAGCTTCTGACTTTGCTTTCTTCGCCACTTGCAGATTTACAAGCTCTTTTCTTGCAGAAAGAGGCAGATCGGCACCGACGATATTCTCATCCATAAAAGCACTTGGATCAGATTGCGCTTCACCCTTTAATTGTTGATATTCCGTCAGGCGCTGTGATGTCCAAGGCACATCTCCCTTTGCATTATGCGCAATTACATTCATGTACCGTTGTATTGCAGCAGGGTCGTTTTGGGCCAAGTAGCTCCAAGATGTGGCAACCTTAGGATCGGTTTTAAGATCATCAATCGACATCGGGAGTTTACCTCCCTGTGTTCCACCAACAAGAGCTTGTTCTACAGTTTGCCGATTGCCATAATCATCATCACGTTTGACAGCGAGTTGAAGGTTGTGATCCGTAACGATTCGTTGTTCGGTGTAGTCTGCAAGTAGCGGATCGTTGGGTGAAAATTGATCTGCTTGATCCCGGCCTCGTGCAACGAGATCGGCTAAAGGAGCATTTTTAGCAAGGACGGAATTGGCTTTTGCTATATATTTTTGCGCGTTGGTGCCGAATCGATCTGTTGCGTTTCCAGCTTCGGCAAGTGGCTTTCCGGTGAGCCATGCAGAAGCGGCATCGTTGAACGAGCCGTATTTCTGCATATATCCACCAAAGACGGTTTCAAAAACCTTATCCTGTGCGCCTTGATCTTTAACAAATGCTTCCGGTGTCATTGGAGGGAGGCCGGATTGTTTAAGCCAAGAAGGAAGATTGGCCTCGGTGATACCATATCGGCCCAAAGCGCGGCCTTGCGCAGTGCCGGTATCGACTACCGTGTTGTAGTTGTTGGTACTTTCATTTGTGCCGATTGCGAGTTTGGCTTGTGAGATCGAAACAGGCTTCGCGCCCCAAGAGGTATCTTGACCACTGACAAGATTATTGGAGATGTTTCTCGCACCAACAGTGTGTGTTGCATCACGTACAATTGAAGTCAATCTGCCAATATCATCTCCATTAATCTTCCCATCTTTTACAGCTTGATTAAAGATTTTCTCCGCTGTGAAAGGTTGCGTGCGTGCTAAGGCAGTTACACGATCTCGATAGAGATTGGAGACGGCGGTGTGTTGTGCATTATCGATTGTATCTTGATCCGCACCTTTCAATTGCCATTGGGCATTTACATTTTGAATCGTGTCTTGTACATGTTGTTGAAATCCAGCCTCGTCAGTGGGATCGACAAGTGCAGCATTGCGCGCCGCACTTACCCTAGACGCGGCGGCACCGATAGCATAGGATGTATTTTCATGCGCAGAGTGTCCCGCACCGTTGAAGATGGTACGAGCTTCAAATGACCTTGAATCCGCATCATACAACTTTTGTACCATGGGATTGGAAAGGCCATTGCGGATTGATTCCCTTGCATTGTGCAGGTCGGGGGCGTACTGCCCATTAAAATAATTAACCGCATCCTTACCCTGCATTGCGGAAAGATTGGCATGGATTTTACTAGCTTGGATTATGTAGTTAGAAATGGCCTCTTGCGCCTCACTGCTGTTGGCAAGCTGTTGCATTGCCATTGCACGGGAGAAGAGTTCGTTACCTGATTGGGCAAAGGCTCCGCCAAGCTTTTGCTCCGCTTGCGCGGTATCTCCGCCAAATGCCGCTGGTGGCGCAAAGGTCCATTCACGCGGAATGGGTTGATTTTGCGGACTAACGGATGGAGCGCCTGTGTAGGGAACTACTGCCATTAGTATAAGCTCCCTGTGGTATTGAATGGATTAATTCCACCCGAACCACCGCCACTCGCGCCCATAATTGCTGGAATCGCACCAGATTGGGTACCTTGCAGCCATTTCGAGCTTACACTTCCAGCAGTACTTACAAGAGATGCTGCCATAGCCGTCGGTGCGGCAGCTGCGGCGTTGGAGGAAGCAAAGCCGTAAAGCCCTGCTTGATTCAAATCTTGCGTTGATTGCACATCATAATCATAAGCTGTCTTTGCGGCGTTGGAGCGGATTTGATCGAGGTCTAGGGTTGTGACAGTTTGTTGCGATTTTTGTACCTGCGCATTCGATCCGCTATTTACCGCAATGTTTGATGCCCCTTGCGCAGCCTTTATCTGCCCCATCCGTTGACCAGCCTGCATACCGAAATTCTGCGCCTGCATTTCTCCAGTTTGCCGCGCAAAATCCGCATTCTGCAAATCAATCTGCGAATTAATCTTCGCCACTTGGGATTGATAGGAATACATTTGAGATTGGGCTTCATATTGATTCTTAGCCCCCTCTCCTTGCATGATCCCACCAATTAAGGAAGAACCAATACTAAGCCCTGCTAACGCCCCTGTGCTCATTTTACAATCTCAAAAGGAATGACATTGTCGATTGGTTCGTGGAAAGTGGCTCCGCACCATCGAAGCCACCGTTGCGAATTTGTTGCGGATTTCAAGCAATGCCCCATGATTCGTGAGTAGCGCAATAAGAGCGCAGCAGTTACATCACGAGAATGTCTAGCGAAGGTTATGGGACGGAGTTTAACAGAAGGTAGAGTGTAGAGCCAAAGATACGCAACATCACTGATAAGAGTAATTGGCCATGTGCCAAAAATAGCAACAACCTCCCCATCAATTTCCACAATCCAAACGTATTGAGATTTATCCATTGTAGCGGTCATTATTTCAATCTCAATTGGAGTGAAATGCTCCCGCACCCTTGGGATTATAAACTCAGATTTAGTTGGAGTGATTATCAACCCCATCAATCATCTCCTACAACAAGAGCAGGGATTACGCCAAGAATCGTAGCAGGGAGTGGGTTTGATTGGCGAATACAATATTGCCCCGGAACGTTGTAAGTTGGATCGAGAATGGTTCGTGCGTCGCCGGTGTAGAGATTGGGAACGATTTGCGATCCAAGTCCAGTAAGCATTGTGCCAATATTTCCTGCAATAGTATCTTTCATCGCCACTAAGGTTGAGAAGCTTGAACCAATCTCGAGATTGTTAGTCTCAGTCATCCGCACTGTAACTTCTGGAATCTTCTTAACCTTGCCTTGTATCGTTGGATTACCGATATCAATTCCAAGAGTTTGCAGATCGCAATTATATCCAAGTCCCACAGTCACAACCGATGCCGCAGTGCCGAGAGTGAATGAGCCATCCTCTGGCATTACAAATGAAGGGATAACTACCCCATCCGCAAGTCCGGTAACTGTTTGTCCTCCAAGATGTTGCGCTCCAGAGAAGTTAGTTGCAGGTGCGCCGGAGTATTGAATTGCGGCATCAACGCACCATGCATTGGAAAGACTGCCATTGAAATTCCGCTCCGCAACACGTTCGATATATTGAACAGTTTGCGAATTGATAGTTCGTTGAACGACGGTGTAAATCGCATCGATTTCGCCAGAAAGCTCTGTGTCTTCGACAACAGTTGCAACGGATTTGAACAATCCATTTGTTGTTGAATGTGCCCACCCAATAAAATCTTGCTCTTTGATATAAGTCAAGTTGAGCATTGTACCATCATTACGCACAGCCCAAACTAACTTAAACGGTTCCTCAGCCCAAGCCCACTCGAGAATTTGAAATCCGTAAAAGAGATGGGAGGATAGAACGGATATGTCAGTTCCGGTGTAGAGATTGGCGTAGATATTGAATGCGGCATCGCGAACACTAGAGCCTTTGGCTTGGACGTAAAGAACATCGTAGTTGACAACGATTGGTGGAACATCTGAGGCACCAATAAATGATTGTGCATTGGCAACTAACGCAGAAGGTGAAACAGCGGAACCAAAAGACCCACCATTTATAAGCCATGAATTACGATCGGTTAAAACCAACAATCCGTTGTTTTGTGGGATCATTGATTTGATTGTGTTTAATTGACCCGAAACAAGTGTTCCGCTAATTGCGTCTGAGGCTTGGGCGGGGTTGGAGATGTTGAAGTTGAAATAATTCCCCGGTTGAGACATCCAGAATGTTTGTGGACTGCCTTCGGGTGAAGCTAAAACGAGTCGTTGTTGAAAAAATCCGCAGACAGATGGATTGCCATTGGAGGTGGGGGAAAGGGTTGCGGTGGCTGTAGCTCCGGTAGGGGAAAAGGTTATTGTTGGTGTTGAGGCATAACCAGCCCCGCCATTAAGAACTAGAATCTTTCCAACACCCCAAACAAGATCAGCTGTTGCGCCAGTTCCGCTACCACTGGTTGAAGATTGCGTAACGGGATTTGATGGAGTTGAACCGGAGGTGGTTTGACCCGCACTAGAACCAACATAGGTAATTGGTTGCCAAGCCGTAACAACGCCACTAGATACTGAAGCAACAACTAAGGTTACACCATTGGTGAAACTAACCAAATCTCCAACGACATAACCTGCCCCACCCGAACCAACAGTTGGAGTACCGTAGACTTGTAAAATTGCTGCAAGAGACGCAGAGATTGTGGAGGAAACTCCGGTTGCAGAGACTGACGGAACAGTGGTATAAGTTCCAGTAGCTGTTACCGCAACAGACGCAATTCCACTTCCTATGAATGGGTTTTGTGCAATTGGAGGGGTTTGAGAAAAATCTGGAGAGATGTTGGAGTCCACAAATGATGTACTCGACGCTCCTTGCACACTACCTATAAATCCATAGATTAGACCAGAAGGAATGCCAAAACTATAACTCACATCAGATTTATAGATATTATACGCAACAGCCCCCGCAGCCGCATCCCAAGAAAGACTAATAGAACCTGCTACGGATCGAAGATCGTAAGTTGGACCTATATTCCATGGGTTAGATTGAGAAGATTCATTTCCATTAGCATCAATAGACGTTGCCACGTAGGAATAATAAATCGAAGCCGGATTAGAACCCGGAACAGGAAAGCTAACTCCGTCAGAAACTGCTACTGGTGTCTTAGCAGTTGTGCCAAAAACAATCGGTATGATGGACCAATTTGTCGCAGTTATAAGGGTAAGAACATAAGGAACGTAACTTGGATGACAAAGAATAAGTTGATTAACGTCTTGGGCAAATTTAATCTTCGCCAAGTCCGCGGCGGCGTAAGGTGAGACGATGGTATAGATACGCGCAGCGGATACGGGAAGGGTAAATGGATTGGTGTTGATTGCATTGCCAAAGAGATCGGTTAAAGTGTATGTATTGGTTGTGACATTTTGAACAATGTAATAATTATCGTCAACGTTAATCCAATCACCATTTGAATACCCATGGCTATCATCGGTAAAAACTTCAGGAGGCCCTGAAGTCGCACCGGTGATTGTTGTATCAGCTTCAAGGACCGGTGCGCCATTAAAGATGAAACGGATGTATTTGTCACCAAATTCAAGAACATACCCTACATTAAAGGACGCTTGAAAAGGGATTAAACGAACAGTCGTGCTGGATTTGAAACATTGAATGATATATTTAGTACCTGCCCGGGTTGATGCACCACCACGATAATCGACGAAATAATTTAAAAGAAGGGCTGCGCCAGATTTGTATTTTTCAAGATCAACGCGCGCATAGAGTTTAGGGCTCCATTCGCCGCTGTTGAAAGATGCTTGAATTACAAGGTCGCTCACACTATAGTCCTAGAAGTAAGAGGGCCATAAACTCCCCCAATCAAATCCAGAATACGGTCCGGAGATATACCCCTCCGTGTACCAAATTCCGCGGAAGCGAATCCAATCTGGAGTAACATCGTTGACGGTTAATGATTCGTTTCCGTCCATTGTTCGAGCTTTGTTGATGGTATCATTGGCTTCCCGGATCAGGATATTAGCAATTAGCTTCTTGTCAGTAAGAAGCGACATTGCTAAAATAGCGCCACCAATACTATACAACGCATCACGAAACGCAGGATCGAAAACATTTGGATCGAGAACTTGCTGAACGTATTTGGCCGTAGCAAATTCTTGATTGGTTAACACCACCCGTTGCGGCGAAGCAGAGCCATAGGTTAGATTAAAGGTTGCGCCGCTACCACTACCTGTGGTTGAACCTTGCGCAACAGGATTGGTTTGTTGTGCAAAATACGATCCACCAATCGCAGAAGCTTCTCCATTAACAACATTAACTATGCTAACAGCGGTTATCACCCCTGCATTTGCGGCGGTAACCACCAATTGTGCAGGAGCGCCGATAGGAGGATTTGTGATAGAACCTCCGGCCAAAGTAATAACATCACCAACAGCATAACTAGTTCCTCCAGAGGCAACAGCTGCGGCTGTAACGGGAATGAATGTGTCGGTTTGAACCTTAAACCGCACAGGCGGTCCGAGGTAACTGGAAGCTCCACCTGTTACAGCGGTTGTGATTGGAATGCCAGAAGCAAAGCCTGTCTGCATCGTGGGTAGGACAGATTGCATACGAAGGCAATCAACAGGATATTGATATTCATACGCCCATGGTGGAGAAGGTTGGCCCGGAATCCACAAAGCCGTTGCAGCGGATTGGTTTTCAGGAGTTCCGGGCAGGGAGGATATGTAGGTGAGATTTGCGGTTTTCATTCCGCAATCCCAAGGTGCCATGCGGAGTAGTTTGTCTCGAGTTTCCGCATACATTAGATTGAATTGAATCGCTTCGTTCGACGTATTCCCAGCGATTTCGGCATCAGTTACCGATGTTCTTGTTCCTGCCTTTTGCAGCATTCGGTTGCAGATATCGGTAACCGAGGTCATTTAGTGTTTTCCTTGTGTTCCGCAATTGCCGCAATTATCCTCGCCAAGTCCGGGACCTTGACGCATTTGACCCTTTGGCCCTTGCGGAGGGGAATAGGGAAGGTCCTTTGGAGTTTGCTTTCCGCCACCGGATGAAGTTGATGAAGTGTCAGACATTAAATCCTCCTTACGGAATCAACGGCTGTTGGCTGTTCGCCATTTTCAGGTTCTGGATTAATCCGTTCAACCGTCTCAGATTTCCTTGCTTGATCCGCAATTTGCTTGTTAATCTCCAACAACCTTCCCATCGCAGCGTTGGAGAGATGACCCAACTTTCCACTATGGCCCGCACACTTTTCCACAATATTCAACAACTCAGCGGCTTCACTCACATCAAATGACATTTCAATTCTCCTTACTTATGCTTCCCCTGACTTCCCTTATGATGGTTGGTCTGCCCAACCATCGGAGCCTCTATCCCTCGACCTTCATACATCGGTGGCTTTGGCGTGGTATAAACATGTTGGGTGCCAATGTTTTCAACCGCCCGAGGATTCACAGCCCTTGACATAGGTTCAGTCTTAGTTGAACCTATCAGCGAAGTCTTAGCTTGGCCTTGCTTCATCAGAAGCTCCTTTTGAAGGTTAGTTGCTTGGTGTGATCGTAACGATTTTCCACGTCGTCTGCCATCTCCCGACGAATCTTTTCAATTGCCCCACCACCTTCATTCATGCGTTTGAGAATTTGGCGGTAGCGATCATCGAGGCGTTCGATTTCATCAAGGATGTGTTGTGGGGGGCGTTGGCCATGTTCTTCGTACATGTATTTGATGTCATGGACATCATGGAAGTAATTGGCGAAGCGACGAAGGGATTCGGGGACTTCGACTTCAGCGTCACGGAAGAACTTGAGCAGTTCAGTGTTTTGCTGCCGCATGACAGTGAGTTCGCGCGCTATGCGAAAGAGAAGATCACGTTCGGTTACGGAGTCGTCGAGCTTGTATTCAGGTTCAAATGTCATTAGTTTTCCTTAATATTGGGTAGTGACATAAAGACCGGTGTTGCCGATATTATCGAAGGCGGTGACTGTACCGCTGGGGTTGTAGGTCAGTTTCTCGATACCGTAGAGCGTGTGTGAACCGAAGAATGGAGGGATTGTTGCTTTGGCGATCCCGTCATAGCCGAGGGCCGTTCCTCCCGTCGTGTCACCGGTCAGGGCGCCTTCCGATCCGGAGAGCGAATTCGTTGCATCGATACCGATGCCGAACTCATACGAACTTGGTGATGTACCTTGAATATACCAAGCCCGCGAGAATGATGCATTTACACTATCACCTGTATAGCCAACTAGCACCTGAACGCTATAATCAGTCCCGCTCTGTACACCAATCCAATCTTGAGCAGTCGGCCATGTTAAATTATACTTGTTAACCATTGCTGTGGGTAATCCAGAAGAGAGATTTGGAATACCTGCAATTAGTGTAATTTGTTTACGATTAAAGAAATTCCAAATATCCATTACTCGATTAATACCATAACCAAAATCCGCTGTAATTTGTCCGGCAGTTCCGGCGTCGGTTTTAATTGAGCCGAGATAAGTGCCTTCATTTGCAGGTACTGCAACAGTCGATGTTGCAGAAATACGAGCCGTCATCGATGCATCGTTCGTTGGAATACCATTATAAAATTGTAATCGTCGTGTCGATGGGGGAGTTGTGGTAAAGAATTGGATTTGTGCAAAATGAAGGTTACTAGATGTACTTGTAGCACCGGTCATACATACAACGAAATATCGATACTTTGTCGTATCAATATTATTAATATAATAAGTATAAGTATGACCATAAGTTGCGGCTGTTGATATGATATTTCTATTGACATCAAGCCGTTGCCAATTAACATTATCATTGCTACCGAAAATGTCAGTAGGTATCGTAGTTGGATCATCTCCACGAAATGATGAATCTGTTGGCTCAGTCAAAGCTACTTTGGTTAAGGTATAAGAATTCCCTGATCCCATATCTTGACCAAGACAATTATCCATATCATTAGTAGAATTGCTATTTGTAATTGCTGAGGCAGAAACTGTCTTAGCTAATGTACCATCAAATGCAGCAGATGCTCTAGTCCAAGTTGTAGTATTGCTTCCAGTTGTGATTATAGTATTAGATGGAGAACTGATTTGAGTATAAGTTGGCAACATCGACGAGTCCCATTGTCGGGTTGCTAATACAGGCACGCCTCCATTAAGAATTGCAAATACATCAAAGATGGTTCCTGCTGGCCAATTCGCAGAACCACCAAGAGCTAAGGTTAAGCCTATCTGATCTGTTGAAGAAGAAGTAAATTGATAATTTGACCAAGTTGAGCCATTATAGAGTGGGACGGAGTCTCCTGTAAATGGTGCGTAGTAAAGATTTTGTGACGAAATATCCGCATTCATCACTGGTTGACCAGAGACTAAGGTAATTCGGCCACCGGGCTGGAGAACTGTTCCAGTCGGGATATTTATAGGAACAGAAGAAGCGCCAGTTAATCGTCCTTGTTGATCTACTGTGAATTGTCCAACATGTGTAGCATCACCGTAAGTGCCTGTGGTGACTGCGGTATTGGCAAGTGCAGGTGCAGCATCACTGCGCATCCATGTTGCCGCAGAGCCATTAACAGCGGTACCAGAAACTTCTGCTGTAGGATTGGCAGAAGTTGGGACTGTAGGAAGGGCTTGTTGGACAAATGCCGTTGAAGCACAAGCATTTGTATCATCACCATTAGGTCGTGTTGGACATTGTGGATTGCCTTGAGCAAAAGCCGCTGAACTAAAAACGCAAAGAACCGCAGCTAGCACGAGTTTTTTAAGCATTGCTCTCAGTCACTGTTAGAGGGTTGGTTGTGCCAGAAGCAGCTAGGGCTTGCCATGCTTTTTGACATTCACCCTTTACCGTAAGCTGACCACCATTGGCAAACACACGATACGTGCCGCCAAAGGCAGAAGTTGTTGGAACGAAGGCTACATCAGATGGTTGTGTCGGAGCGGTGCCAAGAATGTTTTGAATCACAGTTTGTGAGACAAAGATATCAACTGTCCCGGGATTGTGGAAGGTTATCTCTTGTCGTTGCGGATTGGCATTGGCTACAATTGTATTTTGGGCATCGGTAATGTTATTATAGCCATATGTCTTACCACCACTGGCCGAGGACGTAGTCAGTGGTGATCCGGGACCAGTGGTGATAATACCCATTGTTATTTACCCTTAACCTTCTTGAGATTAGGATTCGCAGCTTTAGCTTTCGCGGAAGCATTGCGCGAAGCATTAGCAAGAATCGCTCCCGCGGCTTTCTTACTAACACCTTCTTTCTTGGCGATTTTGGCTTGAACAGACTTGAATGACATCAAACCCTCCGATCGGTTTTGGTTGTAACCAATGACGCCATGAGCGCTGAGTTTTGCTCTATAAGAGCCTTCATCCCTTGAAGAATATCCTCAAGGCCCTCAACCTTCACGGTAGATTGCTTGGAATTGATTTTAGCTTGTTCCATCTCGAGTTCATCAATACGCTTGCGCGCGTATGGGACTTCTTCGTTTGGAGAGGCATTCCATACAGTTTGAAGCTTAGCAGTGATTATTTTAGCTTCGTCGTCGAGTGGAAGCATATCTGCGGTAGGATCACCGGTGAAAAGATAATCAGATTCTTTGTGCTGGCTGTTGCGATGCGCAACAACAATATCTCCATCAAGAAGTTCACCACGCGGGTTGCGGAGAGTGTTGTCGTTCCATAAGGACTGGTCCGCAGTGTCCAAGAGCAGTGGTGTTTCATACCGCTTACGGATTTGCTTTCCGGAAGTACGATCGGTTTCGATCTGCTCCCAAAATGTTCCTTCAATCTTGAGGTAATGAGAGGTGATTAGTTTCCATCGTGCCATTGTTTGTTCCTTTCAATAAATGCCGTAGTAGACCATAACCTGAGTGGGTCCGGTGCCAGTTGTGACAAGGCAAAGATCGGTTCCTTGTGGGAGAGACACAAAGGCAAATGGAATGTGATCCCAATACAATCCGTTGATTGGAAGGGATATGGAAGGGGTTAGAGATGCGGTAGAAGTTCCGCAATTTGTTCCGGTGCCGGTTTTCAACTGAGCAGTGGAAGCTGCGGCACCGCTATTAAACGTCCATCCGCAAATGGAAATTTGCTTTCCAGTTGCGTTTGAAACAATCTTTGCAAGGGCAGTTGCGCCCTGAGAGACTTCGTAAACTTGATTGCAAACAATTGCCTCAGGGCCGACGGAGGATTGTTGGGCCAACACAGCACTGAATAGCCCAAACCATAAACCAAGAAAAATTAATGCCGCGCTGAGCTTTTTCATCATCGCACCTGATACCAAGTTGTATTAGGGAGATTGTAAGTAAGTTCTTCGCAGGTTCGGGCGCCTAGGGTTGTAAGGGTTGCGTTTACCCCCGCAGCAAGATTTTGTCCCGTCGCCGCTGCCAAGGACACTGCATTGGTAGCCCATGCAGTGGCAGTTACATTGCAAACCGCAAACAATTCGCCATCCGTCAAAGGGAATTGACTGGTGCCGAGTGGTGTGTTGATTGTAGTTGATGCTGAAGGCTGAGCATTGATTAGAAGATTATCAACAGATGCATTTGGCTGAATAGTACCCGATGCCGAAGAAAGAAGCTGGTATCCGGTTGTGTTGCGGGCTTGGGAAAGGGTTATGTAGGCAGATTGCCCACCAATCCCTCCTGTGCTCACAACCCAACTTTCTGCCCCGGTCCAAGTAGTTGGAATGATTCCAGCAGCAAATACAGTGAAAGTGCCGAGGACGGCAATGACCGCCCCAAGCAAAAATGCGCGAAGTTTGGTCATTGCCGATCTCCTTAATTGGCGACTACAACGCCGGCTTGATAGCCGGAATAAAGGCCCGTTGCGCCGTGGATTTGGTCATCACGATCAATAACAATTTGAGCTTCAACCGCACCACCGGTATGAGTACCGACAGTGATATAACGAAGCCGTAGGAATCGTGGAAGTGCTTGTTCAGGCCCAACACGCGGAACATCGACGTTCGCTAGTTGCATTCCCTGAATCAAGCTAGCTTCGACGATTGCCGCACTGGTCCACATTGGGGTATAAGTACCCGGTGCGTTTGATCCCGCATCGGGCGCGCCATCAAGCTCAAGTTGAAGTGACGTGCCACCGGCAAAAGAAGTCACTACAACGCAAGAAAGCTTGAGCGATGGATCATCACCTACACCAATATCTCGAGCGCCACCGCCACCCGCTGCGGATGCAGGGATGCCGTTGGTCACACCGAGATCAATGATGTTGGATGCGACTTGAGTCCCGGTTGTGGGAGCATCGGTGAATTGGCCAGAAGCAGGGGCGCCAGATGCGCCATTGCCTGTGCCGGTGAAGGTAAGTAGTGCGTCAAGAATCATAACACAGGCTCCTTTTCACGTAACTTGGGCTTCGTTGCTCAAAATTGCGTCACAAGTCCGCACAGGCAGTCCGCGGAAGGTAGTGACGACCTTACCATTAAACTCTTCAAGGCGGAGCAAGACGTTGGTCTTGTTCATTGCTTGAAGATCAAGGTAAGTGCGGATGATGCGGTTGGCGTAGATAACCACACGACCCATACTGGCTCGGACTTCTGGAGTGTCCGAGGTTTGGATTGCCGTCGCCTGTGCAGGTGCGGTGGGCAAGCGGTAGAGCGCGCGGACGATTAGATTGATCAAATTCGCCGCGGAGACGCCGGTGAGTTGGGTTACATCGATATTCGCGATTCTTGCGCAATAACGCCAATCGCGAAGGATTAGGCCAATTTCCCACTTAAAGTGATCTCGATAGGCTTGGTAGGTGTTACCAGAAGCATCCTGTACCGGCCACTCACCCATGTCACGGTGCTGTAGGCCGGTGATTTTGCCTTTGGGAAAAGTTGCCGCAAAGGTATCCGAGCCCCATGTAGTAATATACATGGAGGTATTGGTGTTAGACGTACCACCAGCATCAAGAACGTTGTTGGCGGTTTGGCTGTTCGCGGTATTCACCGTGGAATATCTCGGGGCCAAGCCGGTAAAGCGTTCGGGATTGATGGTTTGGTTGGCATAGATTAGCGCGGATGCAACCTGCTGAGACATGCCTTCAAGGAAGGCTTTGACTTCGGAAAGGCGAAACTCAGCGGTGTTACCGTTGAGATCGGCAATGTCCTTGTCGATGACTGAGTAGGTTTCGAGATTGCCGCAGGTGTCAATGATCTGCGCCGTGGTAGATTTGGCATTCGGAACGCCGCTGTTAAGCAAGCGCCATGTTGCTTGAGGCAAGCCAGTGCGGACCGTGGTTTTGTGGCCCGTAGGGAGATTGCCTTCCATGACAAGCATGTCGTCAAGGATTTCGTTTGTCTGAGACAAGAGTTCGATGATAGCGGCTACATGATAGCCGTCATCAATTCTCTTGGCCCAATCTGCATAAGTGAGAGCTAGGCTCCCAATTTGGATAGGATTAGCCATAAGATTCTCCTAAGAGAGGTTTGAGTGGATTATCTACCCAAATTGATCTGGCCATTGCTTTCAACCTCTCTGAGGTTCAACCGGGAAGATTGGGGAACATCGCTTTCGCGATTGAAGGTGTTGCGGATTTGCCGGGCTCGACTTGGCCAAGGGGAGACGGACCCTTGCCATTAACTGGTTTTGGCTCGGTGACGAATTGGGCTAAGTGGTTCAAGGCACGAATCATTACAGGGTTATCACCGACACCGGTAATATTCATCATATCTTTGAACGGTTGGCGTTGCGTTTCGGGAAGGGATTGGATGACTTTGCCAATGTTTTCGTTGGTTGCAACGTTAAGCCCATCCGTGCCATTGCCAATCGTGGAATCTTTGACCACTTCATTACGCCATCCAGTACGAACGGCTTCATATGAAGCCGCGTTAGCTGCGTCGATTTCAGTTTGAAACGCAACGAGCTTCTGCGCCTGTTCTTGGGATAGGTTCAAGTCTTTAAAAATCGGCAATGCTTTTTCAAGCATGGCTTTGTTAACCGTACGACCCTCAGGGAGGGTGAAGTCAACGTATTTCTCAGGAGCGCCTTCCGTTTTGGCCTTGTCCTCCGGGGTGATAGGCTGTTCCGATGATGTCGGTGTATCTGTTGTTGGCTTCACTTCCGGAATCGTCGACGGAATTACTTGGTTCTTCAGCGTTCCGTCCGGGGTCCTCGCTTCGGGGCTGTTGCCCGGGGTCGGAGAAGTCGTAGTGTCTACTGGTGTCAGTGTCTGTTCGTCGGCCATCTTGTCTTACCTCTCTTAACATAATAACGTATTGGTCCGGACAATACGTTAGGATATCGTTTAGGAGTTGAAGTCCGGAATTGCGTTCGCCTTCGGTAAAGGCCATTTGAATTGGGTCACGATTGAAACTGGTGTGGAACACATGACAACGCTCGAGTGTTGAATAAGCATAAGCACGACCGATGGTGGAAGATAACATGAGACGAATGAAATCCGCACGTTGCGATTCATCAATCTTAGCAGCCTTTTCAGCCTTGCGTACATCTTTGCGATCGCCTGCGTTGTACATCAGTGAATCGTCCAGATAGTCACTTCATCAGTTTTAAGAGCTTGCCATGCATCTGGTCCTAGTTGCACAACCGCAGTGGATGCGAATTTTGGATCATCGGTTTGTACAGCATGTTCGTCAAACATATTCGTAACGAAATATTTGTTTTCATTTTGATCTAAAACAAACCGCTGAATGCTCATGCAACCCCCATTGATTGAAGTGCATTTTTACCGTTGCCAAGGTCCATTTGGCTAAGGTTGACACCGGCTTTGGATAAAGCTTCAACTTGTGCAGCTTGGTTAGCTTGTTGTTGTTGTTGTTGTTGTTGTTGAGCAATTTGCGCGGCTTCTTGGTCAGAACGCAAAATCCGCGGATCGTTGTTGAGAAGATGGGAATATTCATCCACAACAAAATCAGTATTGACCTTGTTCATGATACTCGGCACGGCGCCAACAAGGCTGCCTACGAGTTGCAAGAGACGCTCAATTCCGCCGGCTTTGGTTGCCTGTTGCGCTTGGCTAAGCATTGAGACGTATTCAATATTCATCATCATTCCCTGAATCTCAGGCGGAGCAGGAGGCATGATACCAGAACGTTGAGCAACTGAAAACACGCGGTTGATAATTGGCCCAAGGACTTCGTAATCAATCCGTTCGAGTGCAGGACCGAGAAGAACCATTGACTCAGATTTGCGCATGTCCCATTCTACAGCAGTGACATTGGAACGGGTTTCAAATTGCGACGCGGTCATCAACACATCGTTGAAGAAGGTCTTGGAGATTCGTTGGCGAACTTCGTTCAAATCTTCAGTGATTTCGTTGACGGGGAAGGCTGTGTCGTAGACAGAAGAAAAGCCCGGCTTACCACTTGTGGTATATCCGCTGACATAGGTGATCCCGCCCGGAAGGAGGGAGGCGGGTTGGTTTTTGAGTTGCACGTCAGCGACGAGAGGCGGATTGACCATCTTATCGATGGCTTGCGCCTTTCGCCGGGATTCGAGTTGAAGTTGCTTTTGATCCGGCAGCGCATCCATTCCGGGGCTGCGGCCATAGGCATCGTTGGAGACTAAATCCCACCGACCAATTATCGCCGGGGATTCGTGGAACCCACGTTTTGAAAGGAACGCAGGTTGATGATTCGCGCCTCCTTGTGGAGAGGCCGACCCACCCCATTCCCAATAAACTTCGCGAAACTTAAAGCGCTCAGATATGCCAAACTTCTTTGCGTTTCCATCGTCATTAGGCTCAATTGCATGAGCGATGATAAGTTCGCGAGTACGATTTGCTCCACCAGTGTCGTTGTAGAGTTGGGCAATTGAGTCTGTGACATTTTCAATCCCAAAGCGTTTGACACAAGCATCAACGGTCATTGTGAATTCACGATAGAAAATTGTAGGACGGTAGTTGCCATCGATGTCGATGTAGTATTCACCAGCGCATGGGTTGTAGCAATTGATAACGTTTTCAAAATCCTCATAAATCAGCATAGTAGCTGTGCCAAAAACAACAAGATCGTAATAGAAAACAGCAATGCAATTATAAAAGTTAGATTCAGAGAAGATGAGATAAAGGAGGCGTTCGCATTCCGCCAACCAAAGAGATACTAGAGAAGTGGAGGTAGAATCAGTTTTTCCAATACGTAAACGAAACCAAGGACGAGTAGGGCTTGATTTGCCACTAACAAGACCCGATGCAAGATTTCGTGCACAGATCACCCCTGTGGAATCGAGAATGTGTTGGTTGATTGGCGAACCGCGACCCATCATATTCGGGGTTACGATCCAGCGATAGCGACGAGGGAGAAGGTAATCTGCTAATTCGCGCCAATGACACCACCAACTATATCGATTAACCCGAAGGCCCATGAGGCGACCTTCGGAGAATTTGTATAGCTCAAGCTCGGATTCTGTAAGCGGCTTAGCCACGAATTGGTTTATCCTGTGGGTTGAGCTTGGTTTGCGAATCTCTGGCCATTTGTGCCATGGCCATTAAGATGTAAGCATCCTTTGGGGTTTGGATTGGTTGTGGAGTGTTGGGGGTTGTGGTGAAAGGAACTATCATCATGCCCCCAACAAAGTTTTTTGATTGTTCTGTTGTGGAACGGCTGCTGCACCGATGTATGAAGGTTGATTGGATTTCAATGGTTGCGCGGTGCCAACTGGATTTTGTGGTGGGGGTGCGGCAGCTGCGGGGATTGGAGCGGCGGTGGGCGTTGGAGCAGGAGCAGAGCCGCCACCCCCCATACTAGCTGCGGCGGCTCCGCCAGCTGCACCAACACCAGCAAGCACAAGACCGGTGAGGGTGACAGGGTCAAGAGAACAGAGACATGGATCGATAAATTCATCGAAGATCATTTCAGCATCCTATCTTCTGAATATGGATTATATTCCGTCTCCGCTTGATCGGTTTTTTGAAGATGCGCAAATTCTCCACCCGCATGCGGATTGCGAGCCAATGGACCACCAAAGGTAAGGGCGAGCGCGTCAAGGTCATCGAGGACGAGGTTTGAATTGTCGTCCATCAAATCTTCTTTGGAGATTAGTTGGATTTGATCTTGTCGGTTGAAGGTGTATTTGATCGCGAGCATTGCTTCGCGTAATTCGGTGTCGTAGGGAAGTAAGCCGGATTTGAGCCACTCACGCAACGCACCGTACATTGCAGCGCGCATGTTGGCGTATTTATGCCCGGAAGTATCGACGCTAATACCGCTGATCATGTCTTTTGCGCCGAATTGAACTTCAAAGACAAATAGGCGTTTTTCGCGGCATTGGTCTACAACACCACCACCAACGCCACCGCCGTCGATGAAGATTCCATCTGGGTGCCATTCGGTAAAGGCGTCAAAGACTTTGTTAGATAGTTCTGTGGTGGAGATGCCATTGTAACGCTTGCGCTCAATGCTCCGTGCATCGCGACCTTTTCGCGGAAAGATTACGGAATTGTTACGGCCGAAACGAGCTACGTCAACACCAACTGCAAGGGGTGTGAAGGCATCTACAAAGACTTCTCGATCAGGTGACATAGCGCCATCAATCTCCGCAGCGCTGAAGAACTCCATTTCGCCAACGCGAGGGAATTGACCAAGAATGCGGATGCGAACGAAATCACTATCAAGTCCGTATGCTTTGATCCATTTCTCGAATCGGGATTTGTTAGTGACCTTGACGGTACGGGAGTCGATCTGACGGGAATGCCAAAATTCCGCATGTCGGCCTCCGGGGAAGCATTCTTTGAACCGGCCAATATTACGTGTTGGGTTGCCAAATACGAGCCACATGATTTGGGTATCAATGTCGGTGAGGGCGCCTTCGGCTGTTTCCCAAATAATATCAGAGATTTCAGAAGCCTCATCAAAAACCAACAGAATGCGTTTGCCTTGGTTATGAAGGCCAGCGAATGCTGCGGGATTCTTCTCCGACCATGGAATCATGTCGATGCGCCATGTGCGCTCTCGATCAGGGTCTTTGGAGAATAACGCGGTGGCGGTTAGAGTATAATGTTCTCTGGTAAAGAAGCAACGATTATACCAACGACCTAATTCAGCCCAAGTTTTTGTTTTAAGCTGTGTTTCAGTATTAGCTGTAATGACCCCACGACAATCTGGAAAAGTACAAAAGGCCCAAAGAATAATCCAAGAAACAGTAGCTGACTTACCTATACCATGACCAGACGCTATTGCAATTTGAATAGCCTCATTGGTATCAAGTAAACCTTCCTTAATTCTTTGCATTAATTCTCGAGACCATTCATCAGGACCATCAAAATTCTCAAGTTCACCTTCACCCCAACTATATGCCCCAAGAGTAAAAGCCAATGGATCATTGGCGACAGACGCAAGCCATTCAAGAAGATCTTCTGTTGAGCCCCCCTCGATATACAAAGCTAAGTAGCCCCTGTTGGTGATTGGGTGTGGAAGAAAAACCCAACGGCGCTCAAAGCCGCCGTTCTCAGCCGAGCAATCCGTTGGGCTCTACCGAAGGGTGGTCCTCCTTCGATCTCAAATTCGCCGGACAAGTTTAGGCTCCCTTTGAGGTGAGTGTTCGATGACACGGACCTTTTCCGATCGCGCACGAGCGGCTTCGAGCTTTGCGGCATAATCGATATTGATATTGACCTGAGCGGATTTTTTGATAAGCCCCACACGATCGGAAGTGTCGGCAAAGACGCTGAGTGCGGAACGAAGTGGGATTAGCTCACCCTCTGCCTCGGCCTTGTCAAAATGTTCGGCGATGGTGCGCAGGGCTTTGCGATTGACCTCATTCGCCATACGGAAGCGTTCTTCTTCGGATGTGACGAATGCGTCGTGGACGTCTTTGCGATATGAGGCGACAAGATCTTGGAAGGATGGATCGGAATGGAGAACATAAACACGGGCGACAGAGAAGCCACATTGCTCAGCGGCTTCTTTGGGGCGTAGGCCGGAGGCAATAGCGCGCGCTAGGGCATGGTGCGGATCACGTAGACGTTGCACCGCAGGAACGCTGCGCTTATCGCGGAGGCAAAGTAAGTCGTCGCGGGTAAGCTCACGCACCCCATCAATTCGAAGGATACCTTGACGAAGCTGGCCGCGATGCAGGGGCAATCTTAAATTCTCCGAAGAATTGGGCCGATAGTTGGGTGGACCTTGGGTTGTACAAGGATGGAATCAATCAACGCCCGCATGTCGAATGGAATTGAGGAACGGTGTTGGATGTTGTACTTTGGACTGTATCGTAGGATCAATTCTTGCTCCAACCCATCAAGCTCATGCACCCCACAAGGTTTGATATAAATCTCATCAAAACCCATCCATTTCTTATTAGGTCGTTTTCCATGGGTGCGTTTTGCGTGATAATGCGTGTATAGGCGCAGCAACATCGATTGCGCCTGTCCGATGTACACAACCCTGCCTTTCGCCAAGAGCATATACACCCCCGAATCCATCACACAAGATGCGTCAATAAATCCATCCATCACAAATAAATCCCCATTCTCACGCATTAGCATACCCGCGCAATCCACCAATGTCAACCATTATCTTCCCTCGGCTGCTCCACCAACCCGCCTTTATTCTCCACCCCTACTACCTTCATCATCAACACCTACCGGCAGACCAATCCCCCATCTACCAATCAACATCTAGCTGCGTCACCTATCAACCACGACACTCCACGCCTACCAATACACCTACCAATACACCTACCGGTAGACCACTCCGCACCAACTACCAACACCTTCCACACTCCACCTCTCTCAACACCTACCGGTAGACCACCCTCCCCTGCATTCCGCACCAGCCCGCCTTCGGCGGTTCGGCGGTAAAGAGAAAGAGGGTGGTGATTGGAAATTGGGGATTTTTGCTGAGAGGGGATTAGGGCCGCGCGCGCACGCAAATTTTGGCCCTACCCCGTCGTCGAAGTTGCATTGTGGCAACAAGTGCATGGTGCGATGCAACATGGCATGAGACTTGCATTCGTATGCGCGATGCAAGGGACGGGCCAATGGGGCATGCGATAGGCGCATGCGTGGATCGACGAAGATGCAAGCGATCGGTCACATTGCCGCCACAATCGGGGCGCTAAGTTGGCGGGTCGAATGTCCGACACTTAGCGCCAAGGCGCAATAGGAGATGGAAGATGGCGAAGGACAGCTCACTGACTTGGACCGAGATTGACCCAATGACGTTGCCTAAACAGCAAGCCGCAGCGTATCAGGAATACAAGGAAGCGTATAGGCTGATGAAAGCCATGCGCGGGAAGTTCGAAGATAGCTTCCAGCCCGCTGCACCAGACGGGAAGAGGTTTGTCTTTGGGTATAATTTCGGCAAACTCTCGATAGCCTTGGCGGATAAGCCGGTAGAGAAGGCGAAGGCAGTGGCGAAACAGAGCATTGGGGAATACTTGGCGCAGATGCAACAGAATGGACGGCCCTGTTAGCGCCAAGGTCGCCAAGGTTTGTGGAAAGGCCGGGCATTGTCCCGGCCTTTTTTATAGGAGGTTTTGTTCACGTTTTGTCGAGGCCAAGGAGCGGGGCAAGCCTTGGCAGGCAGTAGGGTAGCGGGACGATGGCGCAAACGCATCAGCGGGCTCCGCAAGGCGATTGGCAGGCATTCCACAACGCGTCAACGCTGCCATCGCGAATTCCATCCCTGTAAACCCCCGTTGCACCTCGGGTGCCCCCTTGATAACCCCCTCATGTTCTGATTTTACTTTTCAGAGGGTCATGCCTCCCACGGCCACCAACACCGGTTCTACCCCTCCTTTTTACAATTTTTTTTTTTGAAGAGAGATAGGGGGGTGGAATAGACCGGCGGGGAGGAGGTACACTTGTCAGAAAGTAAAATCAGAACATGAGGGGGGTAACAGGGGGTTATCAAGGTAGTATCCAGGGTTTACAGGGATGGAATGAGGGAGATGGTGCAATAAGGGAAATTTTATGGTTGACCTTTGTGAGGAAATGTGGTATAGTGGGGATAATGAGAGATTGGTCTGAGCGGAGCTAGGCAGTCGGGCAATCGGCGAACCGGCTAAGATGGAAATGGAAGATGGATAAGAACCCTTGGGGATTGAAGGAAGTTGTGGGTTGGACGGCGGTTGGGCCGGAAGGGTATTTGAAGGATAACTATGCGGCCATTTGGCGAAGATTGCGCGGTGAGGCGGCGGAGAGGTTTAAGCGGAGGTGGTTGATTAAACCGCCGGAAACGGTGCAATCAACGCAGGTGGATCAGAAGGCGTTGCGGATTGTGGAAGAAATGTTCGCCACAACGGAATTGAAGATCAAGCCGTATCTTGGGGAAGATGATGAGTTGGCGCCATGAGCGCTCGACAAGAATATAGGAGGGGATTATGTCTACTTGGATCAGTGATGAAAATGGAAATAAAGCAAGTGTGGAGTGTTGGGGAAGTGAAGAAAAGGCGCGTGAGGCGTTAGAGAGTTGCAACAATTGCATTAATTGCAATAATTGCAATAATTGCAATCAATGCAACGATTGCATTGATTGCATTAATTGCAACAATTGCAATTATTGCAATTGTTGCAATCGTTGCGATAATTGCAATTATTGCAAGGAATGCGCTGTAAAATTTTCAACACGTTCAGATGGATATACTTTCTATCTGGATACAGCTAATTACATTCGTGCAGGTTGTCGCATGTTCCATTCCTTTGCCGAAGCAAGAGAACATTGGAAACATCGCAAAGGAACTCAGTTAGGGATTGAAACAGAGGCAATTTTACAGGCGATGGAACAAATCGTGGAATTGATGGGGATTCGTCTCCCAGTAGGTGTTACCGATAGGTGATGATGCACCGCACCATCACGAAAACGTGATTTGATTGTGCGGTGCAACATCGGTTATAATAGACTGGTCAACGGAGGATATGCAGATGTATCAAATGACAGTTGATAAGGCCAAGGAAATAAGTAAGGCTAGGGATTTAAGTGTCTATGAGCAGCATGAATTACGCGCTTATGATGATTGGATTAAAGTTCATGCACTTAGTCATCTTGAAAGTTGGCTTATTGAACATGGAGTTGATACAACACTAAGCGAGTATATTAAACTAATGGCGAGATGCCATTTTGGTTCGATTGAAACTGACGAGTTACTAACCAAGCTAGGTTGTTATCCTGATTGGTTAGGGTAAAATGGCCAATGGGAGGAACATACACAATGGCAACGGTTAGTAAAGACATAGCGGATAAAATCGCCAACGGGGATGGGTATTACGCTGATGACCCAAGGGTGGT